TTAGACATAAGAGAAGTCAGAGATTTAGCTTTGAAAAGGTGTGCCTCGTCACCAATAACTACGTCAAACCTATCAAACCACTTACGAGGTTCCTTATAGATAGATTGCCAAGTGGTAATTACCACCTGATGGTCCGTATATTTTTGCTGCCCCGCATATATTTTGTGGCAGTTTTCGGACGCCATCCATCCATATTCTTCAAAGTCTTTATACATCTGCTCCACTAGAGATGTTGTAGGGACTACAATAAGAACATTTCTATTTGCATTTACATGAAAGCGTACTAATGCATAAATCATCAGAGACTTTCCAGAAGCTGTCGGTGATAATAAAAGTCTTCTATTATATTTTAGTGCCTCGTATATTGCTTTATACTGATAATCCCGAACGGGATAAGGCAACCGAAGAGACTTTACAAAACCTACAACACCCTGAGGAGTGATAAACTCATTCTGCTCTAGAGGATGTCCAAAGAACTTACAGTCTTGAAATTTGTAGTTGTACTTCTTTTCATCCGCCCACTCTAATAGGTAGTCTAGAAGACCACAATAGATCTCTCCTGTTGCAGGTGAGTATAAACGAATCTTTCCATCCCATCCCTTCCAACGACGTTGCTTCTGCATATACTTTGCAGACTCAACTTCAAAGCAAAAGTAATCTGCTAATTCGTAATTGACATGAGGTTCTGCGTCTATCTTGAGATAGACTTCATTCTTCTTTTTTATTACAAGGTCAGTCATTTACATACCAGATTGAAATCTTTTCCACTCGATAGCATTTTTAATATGAAAACTACGATTGTTAATTTGTCGTAGCACACCATCCAGGAAACATAGGACTTGACTTATATATCCTATCTTGTACTGAATCTTTCCAATGTCCTCATCAGCAGCGATGAACATTGATATCTCTTCTTTAGTTGTAAGTTTTAAATCAAAAGGCATCTCCTTGTAGATTGCTGCAGGTGCCTTTCCCTTGTAATATAACCATTTCTCTCTAGTAATCCGATTCAACTCAATCTCTTTCTCACTCTTCATAAGTGAGAAAGTATTGTAATACTCCATATATTTTGCATGGAGTTGAGGAATTTTCAAAGAGTCATTATCATGTAGATCATCATCCAATACGGAATCAGTCTTCCACATTTCTTGTAGCGATTCGAGATTCATAACTATACTTCAATTTCATTGCTTGTAATATCCATGCCTGAGACAAGGACTTTGGGCCATTAATAATAATTCTAGCGTGCTTATACTTTAAATTGGGGTCTTCTAGAGCGCGATGTTTCCAACTAGTCATCGTCTGGTCTGACTGTTAACGTTTCTAATCTCATATAAAGTATATTTGAATGTTGCTGATGCAATAAAATAATCGTTATCAGAACCAGTAACATCAAATGATAGAGTAGATAACTCTACAGGGAACATATCTTTAAAGACAACATCGAAGTTTGCAATGTTGTTGTTATTCAAAACCTGAAGAGTTGCATCTGAAAATCTTGCATCTCTTGTAGGGTCTTTCTGATACTTATCATTCCAAAGTTTTCTTTCTTTCAACTCTTGAGGAGTACCTAATCCACGCATCCAGTTATGGATCTGCATGTAGTTTTCTAAGTTTTCATCTACGATAAAATCCATAGTGAAATCGTTATAACGCATGTTCCCTTCAACAGGAATTGGAACTAATCCTCTAGTTGGAATCTGAACATCTCCTAATGCAATAGGTGGAATCTCTGCTTTTTGACACAGAAATGATACCTTGTTTGCCTTATCCAAAACGAATATGAATCCGATGGGGGACAAAAAGTTTCTGTTTGTTAATTGATCGTCGTACCAGTTTGCCATTTTATGCGTTTATGTTTTCTAACCAAGAAGTGGCGATGTATTTTTCGCCCGATAGTGGAGGGTTGCCTCTATGAACATGAGTATAACCTGCTGGCCAAATAAGGACTCTTCCCTTTACTGGTTTATATCTTTTAGATTGATATAAAAACTCAGTTTCTCCACCCTCATCAACATCATTGAGATACATCATAGTTGCTGCAACCCTTCGATTACACCCCATCGATCCTCTCTCGTCATGCCAAGCATGATAACCTTGCTGAGGCAAAGTTTTCTGCACGTTTAGATAAACTTGTTGATATCTATAATGTAAAAGTTGTTCATACTTATCAATGTACTTACCTAAGCAAGTAGAAATAACTTCATTGTATGCTCTCATATATTGATAACCGCAAGCGTGATCGAGCATAAACTCTTCAGTAACTAAACTGTTATCAATTCTTGCATGTGCTTTTCGTTCTTTACCAAACAATCCTTTTCGATTAAAGGTAGCACCACATTTATTTTGGTACTCCCAATACTCAATAAGATCTGAAGTATCATATTCGGTATCAAAGATGCCGATGAAATCTTCAAATTTACTATCGGTAATCATAATGAATCATTCTATCTAAAGATATTTAGGTACAAAAAAAGAGGTCCCAATAGAGACCTCGTTCACTTCCTTCACACGGTATAGTATGTATATGACTTACATAAGCACTTCCTTGCAGATTCTTTTACATGATGCTTGATGTGTATCTGTACATTCAATTAGGCATTCGTAGTAATCGTTTATTTTTTCTAATTCGATAGAATCCTCAAAGTGTGACCATTCGTATAACTGATTTCTAGAAGCGAGGTTGTTCATAGTTTTTCCGTTCGTGATTGCAGTACATAATATAAATGAAATTTGGGTTCATTTGTTCACCTCGTAATTCTATACTATCTATACTAGTTTGTCAGGAAATACTAACTTTATGCAACGAATATTATTGCCTACTAATTTATACCTAGGCATAAAAAAGACCCCCTTGTAGGAGGTCTGAAAGGGCATGTGGGACATCCTGCCCCACAACAACCTGACTCACATAAGGTTGGCAACCTGTACACGACGGTAGTACTTGTTGGCGTTGGCGGTAAGAGCACCGCTGCCTTGGGTAAGACCACCAGAGAAGGGGTTCGAGACCATGCCGTAGCGAGTCTTGAAACCGATTTTTGGTTGGAAGGTGTTAGGGTTGATTGCACGAACCTGCTGAAGAGGAACATATGGGCAATAGAACAGACCAGCGTCATAAGGTGAAGTACCCTTATAACCAGCAACATAGAAGTGCTTGTCTGCAACGTTTGCAGAGTAAGGATCAACATAGACCTTGATACGACCGTTGAGTGTACCAACCAGTGTGCTGGAGGTATCATCAACACCTGTAAGGGCGTTATTGCCAGCAAGAGCAGGGGTGTAGTCAAGAACACCAGCCATGCCCAGTGCAGAAGCAACGTCGGCAGAACAGATCAGGATGTTGCCTTTCCCGCGACGAGTTTGCTGACCGATAGCGTTAGCATCTCTTTCGATTTGGAAAAGAAGACCTTTGAACTTCTCAACAGACCAGCGACCGTTGGAGTCAACGTCGAGGTCGAAAATACCAGCAGTAGCGGTATTGTTCTGAGCACCAGCAACAGCGTTAACTACGATAGTACGAACGACTTCGCGGTTGATTTCAGCAAGGATCTCTGTGCTGAGGATGTTTGCCAGTTCAGTTTCAGCATCCAAACCATGAATTGCCTTCAGGTCTTGTGCCATCTCGATGCTGTACTCAGCCTTCAGGGCGCGTGCCTTGGCGGTTACAGTGACTTTCTCGATCGAGAAACCCATCTCACGGAACGCAGTGTTCGCAGATGAATCATCTAAACCTTCAGCAGTTGCTGTTGCCATGCCTTGAGCATCACCAGTCAACTCATAGGTTCCAGGTGAACCATCATTGAGGAGAGCAGGGTTGTTACCTTCTGCATCGTTGGTTGCGTCAGACGCACCAGGATCGTATGCACCAGGACCGCCAGAGAAACCAGCGTTAGGCTCGTTGAAGAATGCTTCATCGTAACCAGAAGCATTAGGATCGCGCTCGGAACCATAGTTGGTACGCATTGCGAAGATCAGTCCAGTAGGACCAGTCATTGGTTGAACACCAGCAATATCATAAGCGATAAGCTGAGGCATGGAGCGACGGATGAGGCTGATCAGTACAGGGTCGAAACCTGCAACAGGACCTGTCGCTGTGCTGGCACCAGTGTAGCCAGTTGTTTGTAGAGTCTCGTTAAGGATTTGACCTTCTTCGACTTGTGCTCTTTCTTGGTTTTCGAGGAGTTGAGCGATGACGCCGCGCTTGTGGGAATCTTGAATCTCTGGAAGAGCATCGTGATTCAGAACGGGTGCCCACTTCTCCTGGAGTTGACGTAAAGACATTTGTATCTCCGATTAAAAAGTAGAATAAGTTAATTAATTATTTAGACCAACGAGCAATTGCATCAACGTATTTCGACATTGAGCCGCTAGTTGTTTCTTCGACAAGGGGAGCCGATGCTTCTTCAGTGGGGTCGCCTACAGATTCTGCAAGTTCAGCCTTTCTAGTGAAGTAGGATTCCTTGATCGTTTCGACCTTCTGTTGAAAGTCTTCTTCAGTTTCAAACTCAACACCCTCTGCTAATTGGTGAAGCCTTTCCTTTTGGGTTTCGGCAAGACCAGTAGCGCATTCGTTCACAATTTCCATTTTTACAAACTCACCAATACGCTTGTTCAAAGCAATATTAGTGTCGATTTGCTCGTTGAGTTTAGCTTCCATTTCATCAATTTCTCCAACCATGCCATCAAGCATGTTGAATTTTTCCTCGGGCACGCTAAAGTTATGCTCAAGGAAAAGACCTTTTAGACCGTTGAAGAATGACTCTGCCATCTCAGTCTTAATGCCATGCTCAACCTGGAGAGCATTCTCTTTCATCCAGGATTCAGCGGCATAAGTGAGGTAATCGTCAACCTTCTCGGCCAATTCTGTTTGAATCTTTTCGACTTCTTCAGTCAGCGTTGATTCATACGCTTCTTGTAAAGCTGCTGCTTCTTTGTTAACACGACTGGTTACAGCTGCTTCAAAGATTGTTGCTGCTTTTAAACGGAACTCTTCTGAGAGGTCTTCACCAGCGACAAGAGCGTCAACATCTTCAGTAAAGTCGAGGTCGGTTTCAGCGAGGACTTCTTCTTCACTTTCCGTTTCCTCCATTTTAGCAGATGCGTCACTTGGCTTAGTGCTTGGAACAGGTGCTTTACCTACAGGTGCTGCTGCAGACTTGCCTGCGTTCTTAGTTCCTTTAGCGCCTTCTTCAGAATCCGAGGTAACATCAACTACGCAAGGTGCATTTCCATTGCCAGAAGTATCAATCTTCTCGCCAGGTTTAGCATCTTTAGTAACTGCGTTGGAACCTTCGGTCACAGACTCCATATTATCTAAGTTTTTGTCGAGGGTCTCAGACATTTGATATTCTCCGTTATGCATAGTAGCGTTATCTTTTATTATTTATAAATCACAAACTCTTTAAAAATGCTGCAAACGCGGAGATTTTACGCTCCTGCAGATTGATAATAGTTGCTTGATCAATTTGAGTTTTGATCTCGGCAATAGCAGACTCTTTGAGAATGCCATTGTCCCAAACCCACTCTTTTCCTTCCATAATAC